TTTACCAACTCAAATGTGAACTCTTTGAATATGAGGATGAGGTTATTGATACTTCTATAGATGCAATTGATACTCAAATAGAAGATACTGGATATATTACTTCAATACAAATGGTAGGTACTGGTAGAACAGCATCAATATCAGCAGCACTTAATGTAACTAGTGGATATGTAAGAGAAATATATTTAAATAATGATGGATATGGATATACAAGTAATCCTACTATTAAGTTTACTGCACCAACCACAGGTGTAACTGCGAGTGCAGTTGGTATATTAACAACAAAGGGAAGTGTTACTTCAGTTAAAGAAATATTAATGACTAGTGCTGGTAATGGGTATACAGAAACACCAATTATCACTATTAGTGGCGGTGGTGGAACTGGTGCTGCAGCAACTTGTCGTATTGATGAGGGACAACAAGGTGTAGTACAGTTTAATGTTACTGATAGTGGTGTTGGTTATAACACTGTTCCAAATGTATATGTTTATCCAATAACAGTTGGAGCTGGTGCAACTGCCAATATTGGCATAGGTTCTACAGGTCAAATTGATAGTATTACAATAACTGAAGGTGGTGAATATTATGCAACTGCACCAACAGTTACTATTGATCCTCCACCTAATAGAATGGCTCCAATACAGTCAGTTTATCTATCAGGAGTAGGTTCTGGATATACAGATGGTGATCAATTCTTTGCTGTAAGTGGTGGAAATGGTCAAATGGCAACTATTCGAGCAGTAGTAACTGGCGGTTCAGTTTCTTCTGTATATAGTACTCCATATTTTGGTGGTGCTAATTATCTTATGTGGGATGTTTTAACTCTTCTT